GTTACCATCGGCACCACGTCTGTCACCTTCGATGCAGGCAGCAACAGCGCAGACGGCAACGTCGGCAACATTGCGGCCATGGCACCGGACAGCACCGGCAAGCTGACACTGACGTTCGCACGGGCGACAGGGTATAGCTTCGGCTATCTCTCCGTTCTCGAAATCTACGAAAACTGATAGGACAGCGAGCATGAACCGATACCTCATGGTGGCCGGCGTCATGCTCGCCACCTTCCTGGCGGCCCCCGCCTCCGGGCAAACCATCGCCGGCTGCGGCCCCACGGACATCGGCAAGGCGGAAGCCGATAATGCTACCGCTCTGGCCACTAACGCCGACTGCTTCGCCAAGGCCAAGACAGCAGCGACAACGGCCGAACAGATCCGCCGCGATCGTATCAAGGCTCTGCCGCCTGTCGCTGATTGGGTCAACTGCGTGGAGGAAGGCGGCACCTGCACGGTCCTCCCGAATACGCAGGTGCGTTACGGTGCGGCGGGCAAGTTCGTCATCAAGGCGCTGTCCGGCAAGTTCACCTGCAACAATGCCACGTTCGGCGGTGATCCCATCGTCGGCACGGTGAAGGCATGCGCGACGCAGGGGTCTCCTATTGTGACGCCTGTCCCCGTCAGCGACCGCACGAACGGCCTCGGCATCAACGTCGCCTCCGTCGACTATTATTCGAACGAAGCCACCTTCGCTAACATCGTGACGGGGGCTGGGTGGGTCGACACGAACAACCAGTGGCAGCCGGTGCCAGCAGATCAGCTCGACACGCTTGGGATGCCGCTGTCAGTCCCTGACGGCAAGAGCTACGCGATCGTCATGACGCCCCCAGCCGGCATCTTTGCAGGCCAGGCGGCGTTCGTACGGTGCACGTGGACCGGCACCGGCAACGTCGACATTGGTGGATCGCGCAAGACGATCACGCGCGGCGATCACACGCTGACCTTCGACTGGCCCGCTGGCCCCGCGCCGGAAGGCAACACGCGCAATTGGATTTCGATCTCCAAAGTGCCCGCCAGCGACCCGATCAAGGGTCTGGATTGCCGCAACGTCAAGCTGCCGCGCGATGCCGTGTTCGAACCGCAGATCATCGACAGCCTCAAGCCGTTCAAGGTCATCCGTTTCCTTGACTGGTCAGCAGCGAACCAGAACCCGGCTTCGGTGACGTGGGCCAATCGCACGCTGCCGGCGAGCATCAATCAGGTCGACCGCAAGCGTGACGGCGTGGCGCTGGAGCATATGCTGGCGCTCGCCAAGGCGGCGGATGCGGACCCGTGGTTCACCATTCCGTGGAACGCGGACGCGGACTATGTCGCCCGCATGGCGAAGCTGGTCCACGACAGCCTACCGGCCGGCCGGCGCGCCTATGTCGAGTTGGGCAACGAGCCATGGAACTATGCCTTTCCGCTCTCTCACCAGATCCAAGCGGAGGGACTGGCAGCCGGGCTCAATACAAACGGGTTCCAAGCCAATATCGCGCGTTATGACCAGAAGGTCATCGAGACGATGGCGATCTGGTCCAAGGTGTTCGCCGATCGGCCCCAAACCCTCGTCCGCGTCGCCGGGTCGCAGGCGTCCAACCCGTGGGTGACGGAACAGCATCTCGCCAATCTGGCGCTGGTCAGCGCGATTGATGCCATCGCGATCGCGCCGTACTTCAACTATGCGGGCGACATGCCGGCCGATGCGGATCTGGCGACCCGCATGGCGTCACTCCGTAAGGGCATGGATGAAATCTTGGCCAAGTCGTGGACGACGCTCGACGCGGTGCGCGCCAAGGGCAAGCGCCTCATCACCTATGAGGCAGGTCAGCACGTCACGGACTTTACCACCGGCGGGGGCGCACGGGTGCAGATGGTCAACCGCGCGCCTGAAATGGCGACGTTGTACAGGAATTATATCACCGCCTGGAGGGCCGCTACGGGTGATTTGATGGTCTTGTATAGCGCCACAGGCCCGGCCGGCGGGGGCGGTGCCTGGGGCATTCGCGAATATGCCGGCCAGCCTGTGGCGGAGACGCCGAAGCGGGCGGCGGTGTTGGAGGCTGCGGGGAAGTGACATCCCCTTGCCTGTCAAGGGGGATTGTGGCATGATTCTATGGCTAGGGTGATCCGTTGAACGACGGGGTAGGTCTGGCACGCTGCGGGCGAGGTGTGATCGTCTTCAAGTCCGATTGCGGACGGCGGCTGGCGGATGACAGCACTGTCGGACTGCGTGCTATTCCCCGCTACGCCCGCAGCATTATAGGGCAACAGCGTCGGGCTGGGGTTTCACGGAAAGCGCGCCGTGACTTTGCGGGGTTCGAGCCCCCGCAGCCCTGCCAATTCATACTCGAAAGCACAAACCCACTAGCTTCCACTAGCGCCCATTAATCAGCACCCACCCCATCATCCCCACCAGCATCCCGCATAGCAGGGCCATGACGGCTAGGAGGCGGCGGTGCCTCACGACTGGTAGATTGCGGCCGGCGGCTGAATATGGACGGGGAGCGCGGGGTGGATCAGATCATACCAGCCGATCGGGTTGAGCTTGGTTTGCATCGGCGCTTGAGACTGTTCATGGGTCTTGATGTCTGACACCCATCCTTGATATTCCACCGGCATCAGTTCGTTCTCACGGCCCCATCGGTCCTGCCAGCGCCCGATCACGACATTGCCGAGATTGGCGTCGTGATCACCCTCGCCAAAGTCATTCACTAGCAGCAGGATAGGCCGATCCTTCGGCGCATCCGCCATGTCGGGCCACTGCATCTTATTCGGCTCCATCATGTCCTCCAATCTGCCCCACCACTGCCAGCCCCACCACCCCCACAGCAACCCACCACTCCCCTTGATCCATGGCTGTATAGGCTAGGGCGAGAAGGGTCGGGGTCATGGGGCGTCTCCTAGGGTAGCGTTTGCAGTGCGCAGGTGATCGCCCATAATTGCATACTCATCACCAGCAGCCGGACGGTAAGCGTAAAAGTCCCATCGCGGGTCGCGCTCGCCGGCAATCGCCCCAGCCTTTGCAAACGGCCGCAGAGCCCCCTCCAGCGCCTCGATCCGGCGGGCCTGTGCTTCGATGTAAGCAGTCAGCAGGCCCGCCTCTTCACTGTCGAGCGCCATGCCATTTTGCTGGCTATCAGGGCCGGCGACGTAGGCTATTCCGCGAAGTAGCTCCACCAGCGCGGCGTCGGTGGTCTGGGTCATGCGGGCACCTCGTAGTACGCGGTAATCTGCCAGCCCTTCATATCGCCCTCATAGCGCTTCCAGTCTCGCCCCTTCGCCATCGCCGCTTTCATGACGATGCCGTTGCCGAGCCGGCAAACAACTCGCGCGCGAGGATGGACCGGGCATCGGCCACCATCCCACGGTATCCAGTCCGTCATTCTCTATCTCCCTCGGAGGATGCGGGTGCCAGTCCGCAGGGTGGCGGGGTGGTGAAAAGGTGCGGAGCTAGCTCCATGAAACGGAGCCTGCGGGTGGCATTCCCCCGCGCGAATAGGTCGGAGGCGAACCAAAAGGCAGAGGGCCAAGACTTCGGCTTCATGCGCTTTCTGGCATCCACTTTTCGCCTAGCGCGCATCTGGATACGCCCGACAGGAGCACTGGTCGGAACATGGTAGCGACGGTCGCTCATTCGCATCACGCTCTCCCATCCTGGGTAGTGTCCGGGATACCTGCGGTGGGGGTGGCGAGAGCGGCCCACAGAATCTTGCATCCGATGTGGATCGCCTGATCCTGATCGAACGACAGCCGCCCCTTGCACTTCAGGTCGTCGGTTATGGCGTGAATGACCGTCTCGGCGATGCCCATGCGCGTCGAGCCGGTGACCAGCGCCACCATGCCGCCATGGATCAGAGCATGCGCACCAAGCGCCTGATACCATGGCACACCCGGCAGCGGGGCGGCGCGGTTCTTCGCTTTGGCCAGGAAGTCGCCCTGCAACGGATAATCGCACAGCGCGTGGCCGGCGAGCAATAGCAGCGCCTTCATGCCGCCCTCCCCTGGGGGTATGCGGGGACGATATGCCGCCTCACAACATCGCCATCATCATATTTGCCCGCCAAAATAGCCTCTCGCGGTATGCATCGGTGCTGACGCCCCTTGGTGTCAACCAAAAAGTCGGGATACGCGGCTGCGGCGGCTTGACGGGCGGAGAGAATATCACTGTTCGACATGGGCGGTTCCTTGGTGGGCGCGGGCGCGGAGGGCGGCTGCGGTGAGGGCGGCGGCGGCTGTATCACCACGCCCTACGATGAAGCCCATTTTGCCGGGTTCGGGCGTGTAGCTGCACTGTGCCATGAACCAGCTTGGGTCATCCGCATCATGGCCGACACGCCAGCACTCGTCTCCCGGTGGCAATTGCATGGCGGCGTCAGCGGAGGTCATATAGCTATCCCTCAGCCAGTCTGCGTGCGCAATTAAACGCGGCCGCTCCATGATTTTGCCAGTCCGGGCATCGGTAGTCCCTGCCCGGTAGATGCACCACTCGCCGTTGAAAGGCGACTGCAACGCCACGCCGCCATAAACAGCAGCCTTGATGCGCATCTCAAGCTCACGCGACGCTATTCCCGCCTCCACGCGCGAGGCCAGCTCCATCAGATCAGTCATGGCCGCGAGCCTTCTGATGATGACTGTAGCGGAGCTTTTTCCGCCAAATGTCCGGCGTCTTAGCAAGCTGTGTCAGATCGCCTGCGGCGACCATAGCCTGCGCCACGGTCGTGAAGTCGAGCACCTCACGATGAAGCTGCGCCCGGTTGTCTGCGCCGCCATCTGGATGCGTACTGGCGTATCCATGGCGCAGCACCTTACCGATGGCCTGGATCACTTCGCCTGCTTCTTCCGCAAGCATAGCTAGCCGCTCTGCCTCTGCCGGGGACAGCCCGTTGAAATGGTCAGTCATGGGAATTTCCTTGGATGAAGTTGCGGACGGCGAGGCCGAGCGGGGTGAGGACGTAAGTGCGCCGTGATTTGCCGGTCAGGCTTCGAAATTCACGGTCGCGGATCAGCCCCTTCTTGCACATGGCCACGGTCGCCCCGCCCGCCCTGACTTCGTAAATGTCAGGGCCGTACATGAACGGGGTCATCTGCTGCGCGCCGGCAACCGCCTCCCGCTGCGCCTTGCTCAAGCGCCCCGCGATCTCGGCTACCTGCTGGGGGTCTGGCGGGGTCATGGACGTGGCTCCCGGATAGCCCACAGGATCGTGACTAAGGCTGCCATGATCCATGCTGTCACCGGATCGGCGCGATAGCCGTCAAACAGCAGCGCGGTTGCGCCGTCAGCCAGTTTCGCCGCGATCAGTGCCGCAACGAAGCGGATGCCATCGCGCGGCTTCACGCCCCCTCCCCCTCGGTCGCTGCATGGCCGGTAGCTGGGATGGTGGCGAGGGCACGAATGGCCGCAACCTTGCCTATGTCATCCAGCGCATCCCAGTTTGGAGCGGCGCACCCGTTATCCGGGTGGCCACCCATGATGTCAGCGTGATCCTCGACGAAAACCACATCGCAGGTCCGGCAGCGAAAGCCCCGTTCAACGATTGCGGCTGCTCGTTCTACCACCACCGCCTCCCCCGTAGCTGGGATGGTCGGGGCGACTGCGAGGGCGGCGGCAAGCTGGCTGCATACCTCTTCGGTCATTTCGTCCGGCACGTTGCCGCGCATGATGCCGAACAGCGCTTCCCAGATGTCATTGCCGTCCAGCACCATCGCGGGGTCAGTCGCGGGCGGGAGGGAGGCGAGCGGACCAGCAAAGTCACGAGCGCGCTGCGCATCGCCGGACCATGTGACCGTCTCGCCAGCTTTGCGCCGAAGGAAATCCGATTGGTACAGCCGCAACGCCTGCCGCATAACGGCTTGGGGCGATAGCTCCTGCTCTTCGGATAGTTGCGCAACGGCTTTCGCCTCGCGCGTGTCAGGAGTGAAGCTCCACTCCTCCCGCTCCCCCGCCCCGCTCGCGGCTTCGGCGGTGGCGAGACGGCGGATTTCCTGCGCGATGGCGTTGCATTCGATGGCAGCGCCTTCAAGCTGGTCAGCCATACCGTTGTCGCCGCGAACACGTGCCGACTTACGAGCCTTTGCGGCGGATGCTTTGTTCTCGTCCCGCCAGCGTTCTGCGATAGCGGCGCACTCTGCGAGCGCAGTTGCCCGCGCCTCTGCGGCATCGGTGGTCGTGTTGGTCATGACTGCACCTCATCATAGGTGGCTGCGAAGATGTCGGGCTTGCAGGGGTAGAGTTCGCCTTGGACACCCCGGATGATCCAGTCGCCGGGGGTGGCGATATGCTTGGCCCTGCCGTCAGCACCATCTTCCAGCGTGCGGACTTCCCATTCAGCGTAGTCGGTGCTGTTTGGGGTGACAGGCACAAGAGCGCCTGTTTTTACTGCCTCTAGAAGCCAGCCCGGATGAGCGCTGAACGGCGATCCGTCGAAGCTAGAGCCGTTCCAATCAGACGCGACCACTTGTACGGCTTCGACTACGACCGGCTTCTTGCGATACTTGGTCATGCTGCGGGCTCCTTGGTCGGGGCGAGGGCTGCGCGGGCGATCTGGATGCACTTGGCGTGACCATCCCCAGACGTGCCCCAGCCTTCACCGGTCTTTGCTATCGTCTCCAGCGCCGACCGCAGATCAGCCGGTGCGCGGGTGTTCCAGGCGGCGATGGCTTCTTGCTGGTCATCGGCAGCCGGCCCTTCGACCTGACAGCACCCGCAGATGATGCGGAAGCGGTCATCTGGCCCCTGCCATACGTACTTTTCCTCGTCGTCGCACCACGGTGTCGGGCACGGCAGCAGCTTCTCATTCACCATGTCGGGTCTCCTGACGGGCGGAGAGGTTCGCAGCAGCCCAAGCGCGCATCCGTGACCAGCGCTGCTCCGGCGTTTCTGCGTACGGCCCCTCGTCATTTTCGTAGACGATCTCGCGCGCCAACTGGTCGGCGATGTTGAAAGCGTGCGCGACGGTCCCGCTATCGTCCGGGTCGAGGCCCGTCATGTCCACACCACGCGCCTTGCCGACGCTACCGATCGCGCAGACGTTGCCGCCCTCTTCCAAGCTGTTCGTGATCAGTCGCTTCTCCGGCATCGCATCCAGAGCGGCGACCAGGTCACGCAGGAACTGTTGCCCGCGCTTACCTCGGATTGCGCTCGCGACCTGCCCGCGCCAACGGATCATCGCCCAGTGGTCGATGTCGTCGCTATATCCCGACCGGCTCACTTCGTCTCTCCCTGACGGGCGGAGGTGGCGGCTGCGCGAAGGGCGGCGCGGAAACGCTCCATTGCGGGCGTGACATGTCCGAACCACTCGCGGGCATCTTCGTCGCTGGTCATGCGGACCTCATGGTCAACCAATCGATCAAGCAGGAAGCGGCCCGTTGCCAGCACATCGGCCACAGTCTGAGGGGCGGTCATGCTGCGAAAATCCATGCAAACACCGCGCACCAGAAAATGGCGCACACAGCCAGCAACATAGCCCATGTGCTGCCCCGGTCGAATTCCTTGTTCATCCCCTCGATCCTCTCTCTTTCCTGCACCGGCATATACGCCGGGGTATGATAGTCGCGGCCCTGATAACGGATGCGGGTCACAGCCACACCCCGCCGTTACGATTGTGAACCAGCGTGAGATAGCTCACCTCATGACCATGCAACCGCGTCTGCTCCATCACCGCCGCGTCGTGGGCATCATCCTTCATGCGCGTGAGGACGCTTTCCAGCTCATGGGCCAGGTGGTTGGCGATGCTGTCGAAGTCGCTGCCTTGCGCTACCTTATGCATGATGTTGATCTGGTCCGTCAGCGGCAAGCGCTGGATGGCGGCGATGATATCGTCTTGCGTTTGCATGGGGTGCTCCTTCTCTGTGATGGTGGTATGGGCGCACAATCTGCGCCTGTCAACGATAATTACGCATAATTTGCGGTTGCCATTCCTCTTCAAGGCGCGCATATCCTGCGCCATGGCTACCAAACACCCCCACGCTCCGGCGATCGAAGCAATCGGTGAAACGATTGTTCGCGGTCATTACAACCTCAGCAAGCGAGGCTGGCAGAATTGGCGGCAAAACGGCGTGCCGCGCCTGTACTGGAAAAGCCTTGACTTGCTGGCGCTGACGGAAGGCAAGCCGGAACCCAAGTTCGAAGAGAGGAAAGCATAATGCTAGTAGCAGTCATGGAAGACGGCCATTTGGTCGGATATCAGCCGTTTTTGGGTAAGCACCGCACAGTTGCCGAGATGGACAAGGTCGCAGGGTTTCTGATCGGCTCCCGTGTTGAGCGGCAGATGAAGCCACAATTTAACCGGGTTGCTACAGACAGTGGCGTAGATGGTTTGCAAATCCGCTCCACCCTTCCCTACGCCCCTTGTGGGCGTTGTGGTGCACGCGGCTGGTGCGGGCATAACGGGAGGGTTTCGGCATGATGATGACGCCGAAAGAGCGAGCGTTCTACAATTACGTCTTGAAACTGGCTTTGGAGGATCAGCCATGCCCTCGCAGAGAGGTGATAGCCAAGGATTTGGGCGTCAGCAATCAAGCCGTATCGCATGTCATACGGTCGTTGCGAGGAAAGAAAGCCATAGCCGTTGAGGTTTGCAATCTCGGATGGAACAGAGGTTGTCAACGCATCGTGCACTTGGTGGCGCACGGCATTTCCACTGGTAAACCGCATGACGATTTGCCGCCGGCAGCGCGCGGCCTGGGTTCTGCTTATGACAGTAATATGGAGCGGGAACTGCTAAGTTTTGCGTGCGACGCCCTCCTTCGCCGCCAGCTAGAAACCGGGGCGCATTGGATACGCGACCCCGCGCAATTTCAGGCGGCTTGCGAGAGCGTGGGCTTAGAGGTGGTGGCGTAGTTCCACCCGCATAGGCCACAGCCGCACAATCTCCGCCTCAATATAGGGCCGCACAGCCGGGGGGATCTTGGCTAGTGCGGCTTTTCTTTGAACCTGATCTGGCAAACAGATGATCTCTTTTGCGCCTTCGAATATGGGGAAACGCGCCCAGCTCTGAATAGAGGCAGGCGCGTCTTTCAGGGCGATGCGGCCGGACAGGACTTCGGTCAGCCACCAGTGGACGGGGTGGGTTTCAGACAATGCCACGGCCTTTGCATTTAGGACAGGGAATAGGATAGCGCCTGTCGTCGATACGGTAGACCCATATGCGGCCTTGGCCTTCGCATTTAGGGCATGGAACTGGCTCTGTCATAGCTTGTCCCTCCACTCCTCCAGCGCCTCCCACGCGGCAACGGCCCCCAGCGCCACGCAGGCAAAAGCCCCGGCAGCGGCTGCGGTTTCCAAATACGCTGCTTGCTCTTTCGATACCTTAGCGGTTTTTGCGCGCGACTTCATCTCCATAACAAATGTGGGCGCGCCGGGAATGATCACATCCGACGCGCCCTTCACAAAGCCACCTTCGCCGACAATCGCCTGCTGCTGCATGGCGCTGCGCTTACCCTCGTTGCGGATGTGCAGCGCGATAGCTCCCAAATGGGGGTATTGGCGACGCAGGCGGTTAAAGAAGCTAGCCATTTCCACCTTTTCGGATGGGGATGGGTCTGGAGTGGGGGTGCCGTATACCTTGTAAGTCATGCCGCCATGCTCTCCAATTCGTCGGCCGGCTCATTGAAGGCCAGGATGCGGTAGAAGGACGATCCGGCTTCTTTGACGTAAGACACCGTATCAGGCTGCCCTTCTCTGGTAGCAGCGTCGAACCGCGACCAGTCCGCCTTTGCCTTGGCAAATGTCGCCTCAGGCTGATGCCAGGTACTGAAACGGCGATAGGGCGTCACCCAATCCGCACGCACCACGGCATTGCCCTTCTGCGATACGGACGGTTTAAGCTCCAATGACAGAACCACATCCGTTTGTGGGTGGTGCGGGTCTTTCTTCATGGCTTGGAAGTCGGCGGTCAGCTTTTCGTTAGGATCAACAATCTCCGCCTTGCACTCCCGGCAATAGCGCGCCGCAATGTCATTGTCCGCGCCACACGCCTCGCAGGCTTTGGAGGTCCAGCGGTAATTGCATCGATCGTGCCGGCCGTCATTGCCGACCATGCGCACCATTCCGAAACAACGCCGGCCGTAATGGCCAGACATGGGACCATATTCCGTCTCGACCCGCGCGCCCCACACATCCAGGCAATAGCCGTTCTTGTCGAGAGTATAGCCTTCTGCGTCCTTATGTCGCGTGAACTCGTTCTCATAGCCGCAGGCCGGGCATTCGGCTTTCACCTCGCCACCGGCTTCCTTGCCGCCACGGGCTTTCACGATCGGCGCGAACAGGTCGCCGTCCGGGCAATGATCCTCGATATTGCCGGCATAGTCCATGATGCGGACTTCTTGCTTGTCAGGATGAAGGCGCAAGCCCCGGCCGATGATCTGCTGAAGCAAGCCGACGCTTTCCGTCTTGCGCAGGATCGCGATCACGTCGACATGCGCGCAATCCCAGCCGGTGGTGAGTACGCCGACGTTGACCAGATATTTGAGCTGGCGGGCTTCGAAGCGCCGCAAGATGCCCTCGCGATCTTTGGAACCGCCAGTAATCAGCGCCGACAGGCTGGGGGGCAGAGACGCCAAAATCTCCTGCCCGTGCTGGATGGTTGCAGCGAAGAACACCACGCCCATCGCCCCTCCCGCGCGCGACACTACGTCCGCCACGATGCTGGCGGTCTTGCGGCCATGACCGACGAAAGCCTGGTCCACCGCGCTAGGAGCAAAATGACCGTTGCGCTGTAGCTGCAAGCCTGATGTGTCATAGGCGGCGGCCCCCGTGGCCGATACCGCCGGCCGGGTCAGATACCCCTGGTCGATCAGGTCTTGCGCCTGGATGCGATAGACGCATTTCAGAAAGTACGGGTCGCGGCACGTATCATCGCCATTGGCTTTTCCATCCGGGTCGATACGGTAGATATAGCCCTCCCCCAGACGGAAAGGCGTCGCAGTGGTCCCGATGACCCGCAGACGGGGGTTAGCCGCCTGCATGGCCTCGATAATGCTGCGCACGGTCGGCGTCATGCCATGGGCCTCGTCCACCACGACAGCGCAATAGCCATCCAGAAAACGCGAGATAGACCGTGACACGGTGCCGGGCGTACCGAATATGACCGCATGGCGTGTGGACTTTGCCCCGGCACTGGCGGAGAACAGCGAGCAGGGCGCACCCAGCGCCTTGTACTTGGCGGCGTTTTGGATCACCAGCTCGCGCTGCGGTGCCAGGCACAGCACCTTCTTGCCGCCGCTGATATCATGTAGCCATTCGGCCAGATATGCGATCAGCAACGACTTGCCGGCACCCGTGGCGGCTTCGATCAGTATGGGGTCGACGCCTTGCCGGAGTTCGGCTTTCGCGGCGTCGATAGCGGCGGCCTGATAGGGGCGGGGCGTGAACATCAGCCAAGCCGCCAGTGGCTTGAGGGCTTACCCTTCCACTGCGACAGATCCGCATCAGGGGCCAACGCCTTCAACGCCTTGGCATAGGACACCGCGCCTTCCCGCTCCACCTTCGTCAGCTTGCGCCCGGCAATGAGGGCATCCTGCCCCTTGGCCAGCGCCGCAATCTCCGCCAAGACTTCCTTCTTCCGCTCCGTCGCCAGCTCGATCGCCTCGGATAGCTGGTCGTATTCCGCGACCATCTGGTGCGCTGCGGGCGTGTCGATGACCTGGCGGAGGGGGGCTAGGTGTTCGGCGCACGCTTCAGGGTCGTTGATGGTATCAACATATTCGGACCAAAACTGCTTCAGCACTGGCAAGTTGGCATTTAGCCAATCATCATCGCGATGGTGCAGTTTCAAACATGTTGCATACGGCGTCCAACGATAAAACCAGACAGACTGCACGCCAGCGCAATATGCCTCTATATTCATTTGAGCGACATAATGTGGGTATTCCGAAACCTGCTTAAATTCAGGCTCTGGGTCATTTCGAATGCCATACAAGCATTTGACTTCTAGCAGCTTGCCGTCGCTGACAAAGCCGTCTGGCGACGCCCCCAGCCAACAATCGTAAGGAATGAAAGGTGCCGGCGTGACGCGTTCGCTGGTTTCCATTTCAAACTCGGCAATAGCTCCAGCTTCGTTGAACTTGCCCCATTCCACGGCGGGATTGGTTACAAACTCGGACGGTGCGCCTTTGGCAGCGCGAACCATAGCGCGCATAGTATCTGCGCGGGTTGCAAATGGGGACAAGCCCAAAATTGCTCCCGCTGTAGAACCTGTAACCCGACCGATACGGGCTTGATGCCAAGCGTCTGTGCCCTGCATAATCATAGAAGCCTCCCGTTCTGTTGAGCCCATTGTTCAGGCGTTTTTGCCCACTTGCTGCGGTTGCACGCATGGCAAAGGCATTGAAGATTTGATGGCCAATTGCTTCCGCCCAAAGAAAGCGGCATAATGTGATCAACGTGTCGCTTTATCTTGCGTAAGTCCGCACGACATGTTGGCTCTGCGCAAAGCCATTTTTGCTGCGCTAGAATTTTCAATACGTCGTCAGCCGTATGTACGCCCTCGGCTTCACGCATCATCGCTCTACGATTTCTGACATAAACCCGGTATTGTTCGCGATTTTCGCTATAATACTTCTTTTTACGTTCAGCGATTTTATCGCGGGCAGCGGCGTTGTATATTTTTGCTTTTGCCGCAATCTCCTGCCTGTTAGCGGCTTTATAAGCCTTGCGAACGGCTTTCAGCTTATCCGAATTTTTAGCGCGATGCTTCAAGCCATAAAGACGAGCGCGCTCCTTATTTGCCGCATGATATTTTGCGGACCTTGCGTGTTCAGCTTCAATGTTTTGATGATATTTGTCTTGGCTTAGAATATTGTGGCATTCTATACAACCGGAAGCGGTGCGCTCTGATATATGGCCGTGCTTGCATGGCTTGCCCGTAAAATACCGCTTCAAGCCTTTGGCGAGCGCTTCTTTACGAGTTATAATATCAGTCATAGCGCAATCCCTTTGTCACGGGTCTGTCTGTTAGCGTGAGGCAAGGGATGACAAATCCCCTTTCAGCTGGCCGGCCTAGCCTCACGAACCACAACACTATCACAACCCGCTTGGCGGTCAATCCTCGCCCCGCCCTCTTTCCAAAAAGCGGGGTCCGGTCAGGGTTTAAAACGGAATGCTATCGAGGTCGTCGTCATATGCCGGTCGCGTCGTCGCCGGCTTGCGAGCCTGCCCCTCGGATACCGGCTTGGCCTTGTCGCCGATGGCCTGCACCCAATTGCCCGACATTGGGCCGTTGTCGCCTTCCATCTCCCAGACGCCCAGCCGCAGCGTCATCTGCTTGTTGACCAGTGCCAGTGCCAGTTCGTTGTCCGTGGGCTTGCCCTGCTTGCGCGCCAGCTTGCCGCCGGCATTCGTGTCGATCGCAGCCAGCATCTTGAGCTGCTTATCGCGGTACTTCACCGGATCCTTATGCTTGGGCTTGTCAGCCGACACCCAGAGCTTATGGAAGATCTTGCGGCCCTGATAGGCCTCCGGCTTGAGCACCGTCCAGCGGATAGACAGATGCTCATTGCCCTGCCGATCTTCTGCCCACTTGGCATCGTCCGGCATTGCCAGGACGGTGGTGCCGTCCGGAATAGGCTCCATGGAGCCGCCGCCGCCGTCAAATTCCGCGCCGGTATCGGTTGCGCTGGTATCATCGCTCAGGTTCCAGAATGACAATTTACTTCTCCTCTACAAAGTCGGTGGCGTCAGGCTTGTCGTCCTCGACGGCGGGTGCGGGGGCGGGCGTAAGGCCAATCCAAGGGGCAAGGGGATTTTCACCCTTTACCACGTCCAGGTCGTCGGTAATGCCGTAGCGGTTCTTGGACGCCATGGCCGGCGTCAGATACGTCACTAGTACCCGGTCGCCACTGGAAATCGCCCGCCCTGGTTTCGCGCCGCGCTCGCCCTTGGCCTCCACAGCACCGCGCACGATGCGTTCCTGCTTAAGGAAGGCCACGCAGTCGACGCTGTCCAAATACGGGGCCATCGACTTCTTGGGCAGCCGCAAAGAGTAAGACGAATACGGATCACCATCCGGCGGCGAAACATCCACAATCTCGGCGTGCGCCAGGAAAATGATATGCATCCCTTTCTGCTTGCGCAGCATCTCGGCAGCCTTCCGGACGCGCATATGCATGGCCGACACCATGCTGGCACCATTGCCGTAGCCTCCGTGGCTCTGGTTCAGGCCGCGCGCAGTCGGGTCTTTACCGAGTACATCTTGCGTGAACAAAATGTCGAGCCCGGTTGCAGTGTCGAACGCCAACGTCTTGAAGCCGTGATCTTCCCGCAGAAGTGCCTTCAGCGCCTCCCAAAGGTCGTCTGCGGTGTCGACCTCAAGCGTGGTCGGGATTTGGTTCTTGGGAATGTCCTGCGGCGGCTTCTCGCCCTGCGTGCGGATCATAAACACATCGGGGAATGTGCAAGCCAGACTGGTCTTGCCGGTTCCCTGTACACCGACGATGGTGCCGACGAACGGTTCAGCCTCCGGCTTGGAGGCTCTTTGCAGAATGCTCATGCTGTCTCCTTCTCTCTGCGGGGTTGCTTGTGCCAGCGAACCAGCTTACACGTCAAGCGACATTTTTCGCGAGGGAGAATAAAGTGCTGACGCTGCCAGAAATCAAAGAGCGGCTTTCCGACCGCAACCTGATGGAGGTCAGCCGCCGCAGCGGCGTGTCATATCAGGTGGTGTACAATCTGGTGAAGGACAGGACGGAACCAAAATATAGCGCCGTCAAAGCTCTATCCGATTATCTAAAGGGCGTAGAGGCATGAGCAATGTGGTGGCGTTACGGCCTCAGATCGGCCGCATGATGTATCGGGAATTCATGGAAGCGGGGCATCGCATTTTTCCGATCTATCGCTTTCATACCAGCGGGCGCTGCGAGTGTGGGCATTCGGATTGCGAGGCGGTTTCTAAGCATCCTCGCGCCAGCAATTGGCAGCATACGCCTGATTGGGACGAAGATCAGGTCGAGTCCATGGAGCAGGCGGGCCATCTCGATACCGGTTACGGAGTGTTGTGCCGGGGCCTTCTGGTCATCGATATCGATGCGCGTAACGGTGGCGTTGAAAGCTACCGCAAGCTGCTGGAAGTGGTGCCCACGATCGCAGGCGCGGGTCTTGCGGTACAAACGGGCTCAGGTGGCGGTTCACAGCATCTGTATTTCACCGCTCCCGCTGATGTGGCCATGGTTACGCATTTGCCGGAATACCCAGGCATTGATTTCAAGTCGTCCGGCTATGTAGTGGGTCCGGGTTCTGCACATAAGTCCGGCGGGATCTATACCGCAGACGGATCGCCGGATGATATTGGCCCGGCTCCCGCCGAAATGATTGATCTGCTGCGTCGGCCTGAGCGCCATCGCACGGAGTTTGACGGCCACGCAGTTGATCTGTCGCATGGCGATATCGCGGACATGCTCAGCCATATTCCCAACAGCGATCTGGTCTATGACGAATGGATCGCGATGGGCATGGCTATTCATCATGCCACGCAAGGCAGTGGCTATGCCTTGTGGGAAGACTGGTCGGCCACGTCAAACAAGCACGACGGGTCGAAGATGATGTACAAGTGGTACAGCTTCGGCCGCTCCGCCAACCCGATCACCATCGGCACCTTGATCCATCATGCCACACAAGGCGGTTGGAAAATGCCCGTTACCTTTGTGCCAGATCAGCATTTCGCGCCATCACCAGCCGCAGTCGAAGGGCTGCCGTTTGATATTTCAGGCGTGGATCTAACCGACCCACCGGGGTTCGTTGGGGAGGTCGCCGATTGGATCGATAGCCAGTCGTTTCGCCCGCGCAAGAACCTCGCTGTTGCCGCAGCCTTGGTATCGATCGGCAACATTGGAGGGCTGCGGTATATAGACGATATTTCCGGCGTGACTGCCAACCTGTTTGCTTTCTGCATCGCAGGATCGCGCACCGGCAAGGATGCCGTCCTCAAGGGGGCCATGGCCGTCATGCGCGCGGCAGGCGTCGATGCCGCCAGCCATGGCACGATCAAGTCCGAACAGGAGATCGTTAAAAATCTCATCCGCCACCAAGCCAGTTTTTACATGGTCGATGAGGTGGCGCATTTTTTCGGCAAGATCGTCAATGCGCAAACGAAGGGCGGCGCTCATTATCTAGAGGGCATCCCTGCCATGCTGATGGCCTCCTACAGCAAGGCAGACGATTATTTGGGGGTGTCTGGCGATGTGAAGGACGCACTTAAAAAGGACATGCGAGCCGAGCTGGCCGGCTTGGAAAAGATGATGGATGCAGACGGCGAAAAGCCTTTCCTGCTGGCTCGCAAGGCGTCCCTGATCCGCGCGCTCGACAATATCGATCACGGGATCGAACGGCCGTTCGTATCGATGATGGGCGTCACCGTGCCCAACAAGTTCGATATGATGATGTCCAAGGACATGGCCACCAACGGCTTTATTGGTCGCTCGCTGGTGTTCCACGAACGTGAGACGGTCCCGAAGGCCAGGCGGATGATGCAGCGGACCAAGCTGCCCGAGCACATCGGAAACTACGTCCGCGCGATCTGGACCGGGGGCGAGTATGATGGTCAGGCCCCATTCCGTGTCGAAAACTATGACGAGCCCTCCCCCATTCCATCCGACACCAACGCGCGGGAAATGCTGGATCAGGTGCTGGACTGGATGGAGGAGCAAGCGGAGGCGCGCAAGGAAACCGAAATGGAGTCGCTGTACCTTGGCGGCTATGAGATCGTCTCCAAGGTCTCCCTGATCCTTGCCATACCCGAGCGCCTGCGCACTGCCGAGCATGTCCGCTGGGCGTTTGCGCTGGTGCGCCGGGATATCGAGGAAAAGATCCGCGAGGTCATCGGCAACGATAGCGTCAAGCACGACCCTCTGGAGGCCATGACAGCGCGTATCACCAACCTTGCCTGCAAGGATGGCGGAGAGAAGGAGGGCGTCATTGTCGCTCGCCTCCAGCGGCTTTTTAAAAAGGACGACATCCTTTCCCAGCTTCAACGGCTGTCCAAAACCGGCAAGCTCCGCTGCCAAGAGTCGGTACACCCCCGTAACGGAAAGGCGTTTCGGTCGTATGAGGCGGTTCAGGATTTTTAGCATTCTGAGGCGCGAAGGCTAAAAAACCGCAGTTTTCCGCCACGTTGCGCACAATTTCACAATTTTCACTTATAGGTACGTATATGCATACAGACACACATAATGTGCAGAGTACCTTATACACCCCGGAGAGATAGGGAGGGGTATATATTTATATATTTATATAATTCTAAAATTATGAAAATCGTTAGGACTTCCGCCACTTTCCCGATCCATCCTGTTCGCATTGAGAGGAATTGAACCATGACCGCTTACATTCTCTTTCCCCAGGGCCACCGCTTTTATGAAGAGTCCGAACCGGATGTTTACGAGGCCGAGGGCGGCTGGGTGGTGCGCTACCGTGATCACCACACCGTCAAGCAGGATCTGTGGTTCGCGAGCAGGCAAGGCGCGCAGCGCGGGGCATTCCTGTGGCGCTTGGAGCGCGGCGTGTTCACGGAGGAGAAGTTCGGCGGTTGCGCCAGTGAGGTTGGCGAGGCTTGGGGCCTGCCGGTCTATAGAACCTTGGGAGCTTAGCACGCACCCACAAAAAACCCACATCGCGGGGTTGACGGTGTGGCGATATGGCGTCATGAAAGTGGGAGAGGAGACGCTACATGGAAAAGCTGGTTAGGAATGGTCAGGTCGCAATTCTTTATTCTCCGGGGTATGGGGCAGGTTGGTCGTCTTGGGGCGAACCTTGGATGGCAACTGACCGCCGCCTTATCGAGGCATATGAGGCGGGCAAAGATGTGGCCGCGCTAGCTGAGCAAATCGGTCGTGATGATCATCAGCTCGATTATGTGTGCGTGTTGGGCGCGACAGACCTAACAGTTGAATGGCTGCCCGAAGGCACCGCGTATCGCATCCGTGAGTATGACGGTTCCGAGTCTGTCGAAACGACAAGCGTTCTGGATCAGATAGCATGAAAACCCTAGCCGATCACTCCCGCGCCTACCGCACCCGCAAGGCCGAGCGGATCGCTCGGATGGAGGCGGCGCTAGAGGCTATAGTCGCTATCAACCCAGCGGAATTGCAAAAGGACGACAGCATGGCGCTGTTCCACGCGTTTCTGCTGGCACGCGACACGGCTGCTAAGGCCCTTGCCAAAACCACCAATGTCTAGTTTGTTATGACGGCGGGACCGGAGCTTGAGAGGCTTGCTCGACGGTCCCGCCTGACGCCAGAGAGGAGGGCGCTGAGATGACTATGAATGAAAATCCCGTTGAGTTCAAGGCCGGTGACCGGGTGCGGTATGTGGGTAGTGATGCATGCACTGACGAACGCGAGGAACGGCTTGGTTATCGTATGGGCATGGAGACCGTTATCTTCGCTGTAGGTGACATGCTTCGTGTCAATGATGTAGATGGAGAGGAGCGGCCATTTTATAAATGGGAATGGCAACATGCCTCATACGTGCCCTCACAAGCCCCACAGGCCGCATCACCCATCCTCCCTAGCACAGAGGCCCTGGACCGCTTCGAAGCGCTGCTAGGGCGGTTGGAGGCGGCTGTAGGGGCTATCAGCAAGGGAGAGGTGAAGTGACCGACATCAGCAACGACATCGAATGGGGCCTCGCCATCTCCGTGGATGGCAAGCGGCCGGGGTGGTTGGAGGATGAGGCGACCTGTGCCGTTCGGGACGGCGATGTATGGTGTGGTCTCGACGACCCGTTGACTGCGGATTATTGGCAATGGTCGACCGTGACGGCTTTCCGCTTAGACCTTGACCACCCGCATTACCGCCAGCCTGCCCCGATCGACTGGAGCGGCGAGCTTGAGGCGGTGCATGAGGATGGGCGGGTGGTGCCGGTAAAGCTATTTAGCGGTCCAGACAACGACGGTGATTACGCTGTTAGGCCGGCACCGGACGGCTCGAATAGTTGCTTCCGCCCTGATGGGTCGAAGTGGGTTGGTCGTTTCATCAAGGCAGATACCGGCTGGCGCATCCGCAACGTCACCCCCCAGTCCACCCCCCAGGCAGACACCAAGCCTGATGTGACGGCGCGGATGGAGGCGCTGGTGCGGCGGATGGCATTGGCCGACATTTGTTCGACGCAAACTGATCTTGTGCAGCAGTCGATTTATGATGCCCGCGCCATCGTCGCCCTGCTGCCCGAGCCGGTGGACCCTGACCTGATCGAGGCGCGGCGTATCGTGAGCGAGCAAGGTTATCCGGCTGATTATGATAATGTCGACGACGATAGTATCGTGGGCATTGCTTACGCCTGTCTCAAGCGCGGCCGTGAACTCGCCCTTGCCGGGGAGACGGGGAAGTGAGCGCTCTGGAAGCCGAGAACGCCAAGCTGCGCGAGCAGATCGAGGTGTTGAAAACCGCCTATGCCGAGGCCGTGGTGATCATTGCCAAGTGGTCACCGGGCGGCATGGATCAGCTACGTAAGACGCTAGGGATGCCCCGCCCATGACCCACCCCCGGACACAGGATGACGAGGCGCTGCGGCTGGAAGTCGCCAAGGCCATCGCGCGGGCAAACGGCGATGAGTTCGCCAACGCCTTCGTCAACAAGACGCGGTGGATCGCCAAGCGAGGCATGAGTGGCGGGCGGTATCGCGACATCAACGAGCCGTATCAGAGCGACTACCTCGACATGGCCACCGCCGCCCTCACCGCTCTCCGCAATCATGAAGGGAGGAATGGGTGAACATCGCACAGCCCCGCTTCACGCGCATGATTATGCAGCCCCGTCTTGCCGATGAAGCGTTACGCCGTCACGGTGCGCCCGAAAGCCTTGGTCAACCGGTCAAGGCGATCGGCTGGTTCGATCCAGGCCGGGGCGCGTTGCGGATGCTGGTTGCGGTATATGCGGGAGGACAACGGGCGACGCTGAGGAAGCGTCGGCGGGGGGCGTCGCTAATGATCGACGAGGCGCAACCGTGAAGGTCACGCGGCGGTCGTCCTACCGCGATTGCCGCGATGGCGCATTGTCGCGATGGGGGCCTAACCGGCCATGGCCGCGCAGATCAGCCAAGCGGCTTCAAGAGGACGGCTGGTGGCGGATGACAGCAAGCTATATGGAGACATGGATATGACCATCTGGCACCACTTCAAACGCGGATTTGGCTGGGGCCTCGGTAGGGACTTGGCACGGCGGGTGATTAGGGCTATTTTAGGGTGATGGAGGACCAGCAACAGCCTAAGCCCGCACAAGATGCGAAGGGCCGCTTTGTAGCGGGAAATAGCGGCAATGGCGGCCGCCCTAAAGGGGCGCGGGCTAAGCTTGGCGAAGCATTCTTGCAAGCAATGCAGAAGAGCTTTGCAGAGCATGGCGAGCAAACTATTGAGACTGTTCGCACCGAAAAGCCCGACCAATACCTCAAGGTAGTGGCCTCCATCTTGCCAAAGGAACTTGAACTCTCGGAAGAGACGGTCAAGAACTTTGTGAACGTCGTGTTCAAGGGCTGATGGCTGACATTGAACTCCCCCGTTGGGCCGAGCAGTTATTCAAACCCAGCCGCTTCAAGGCAATGTGGGGCGGGCGCGGTGGCGGCAAATCACGCTCCGTTGCGTCTGCATTGGTGCTGAAGGCGCTACAAAACCCGGAACGCGTGCTGTGCGCCCGCGAGGTGCAGAAGAGCATCAAGGATAGCTCCAAACGCCTACTGGATGACGAGATCGCTCGCATGGGCGTAGGGCATTTCTTTGAGTCCACCGAGAGCGAGATCCGGGGAAAGAACGGGTCTCTGTTCATCTTTGCGGGCCTTCGGGGCAATGCCACCGGTATCAAGTCGCTTGAAGGCGTGACGATCGCGTGGGTAGACGAGGCGCAATCCATCACGCAAGGGTCGCTGGACACGTTGATCCCCACCATTCGTGCACCCAACAGCGAAATCTGGCTGACGTGGAACCCGCTGCGGGCGGCCGATCCTGTCGATGCGCTGTTCCGTAATGAGGTGCCGCCGCCTGGTGCCATGGTGCTGGAGGTGCAGCACGACGACAACCCTTGGTTCCCTGACGAACTGCGCACCCAGATGGAGTGGCAGCGCGAGCGGGATTACGACAAGTATCTGCACATCTGGCGCGGTGCGTATTGGCAGAACAGCGAAGCGCGCGTGTTCAAGAACTGGCGCGTGGGCGCGGAAGTCGAGTTCGAAACCGCCAGCGTTGCTGAATATCGGCTGGGCGCGGACTTCGGCTACAGTATCGATCCATCGTGCTTGGTCCGATGCTACCTTCGCGGACAGTCGCTCTACATCGATCATGAGGCATACAAGATTGGCTGTGAGATTGTGCAGCTACCGGAGTTGTTCAGCCGGGTGCCTGATGCGGAGAAATGGCCTATCACGGCAGATAGCAGCCGACCTGAGACGATCAGCTATCTGCGCAACAATGGCTTTTCTCGCATTCGTCCTAGCGTGAAGGGGCCAGGCTCTGTCGAGGAGGGTATCTCTTTTCTTCAGTCATTCGATATTATCGTGCATCCGCGTTGCCAGCATGTGGCGGACGAGCTGGCCACGTATAGCTACAAGCTGGACAAGCTGACAGGTGAGCCGATGCCTGTGCTGGAGGACAAGAACAACCACTTGATTGACGCGTTGCGCTATGCGCTGGAAGGCGTGCGCAGGATCAAGGAAAGACCGTCCACCGTGTCCATCGCTATCCCCTCCATGGCCCGCCGCTGATGCCCCAGCGCCAAGAGGGTGGATGCTGCGGCTGTTTGGTGCTACTGCTGGCGATCATTGGCGCGTGGACTGTGGTGGAGTGGCTGGTATGAACGATACGGAGATTGCCGAAGACCAGGCTTCTGACAAGTCCTCCGAGGCCGACAGCAAGATCCATGACCGTGCCATGCGTCGCTTTGATGAAAGCGTGCTGCCTCAGATGCCGGTGCGTGAGCTGGCCCTCATGGCGCGTCGCTTTGCCGATATTCCAGGCGCAATGTGGGAAGGCTCTGTCGGCGACGCCTATGGCAAGGACGCCATCAAGCTGGAGTTTCCCAAGCTGAAGCGTGCTTTGCGCAAGCTGGAGAATGACTTCCGACAGAACCGCATCGAGCCGGATTTCCGCCCGTCCGGCGGTGCCAGTGACCGTGATACGGCGGATACGCTCGACAGCCTGTACCGGGCGGACGCAAAGTTCTTCAAGGCGCAGCAGGCGCGGGACAATGCGCGGTCCGAGGCCGCCAAGGGTGGCTTTGGTGCGTATCGCCTATGCAACGATTGGGCAGATCCGCTTGATAAGGACAGCGACTATCAGCGTGTGAACCCGGCATCGTTGATTGCGGATGCGGATCAGTCGGTGTTCTTTGGACCGTCGACGCTGTACGACAAGTCCGACGCCAAGTTCGCGTTCGTGCTCACTGGTTGGTCTGAGGAAGCGTTCAAGGAAGAGTATCCCAAAGCGCAGTATACTGGCTGGCCCGATGCCAATAAGCGCTCATGGCTCTACGACTGGTTCCGCCCCGATACGATCGCGGTATGCGAGTATTACGAGGTAGAGGACCGGGACGAAAACGTCTTGATCTTCACGCAGGAAACCAGCGGCGAGGAAGAGCGCTTCTGGCAGAAAGACCTGAGCGCCGAAGATATCAAGGACTTGCGCGACCGAGGCTTCACGCAGCGCAAGCGTAAGGCCAAGCGTCGGCGGTGCCACAAGTATATCATGTCCGGTGCCGAGGTGCTGGAGGATTGCGGCTATATCGCGGGCGGCAATATCCCCATCGTGCCGGTCTATGGCGAGCGCGCCTATGTGGATGGCGTGGAGTGGTTCCGGGGCATCGTGCAGCAGAACATGGATATGGTACGCGTGTTCAACGCGGTCATGTCATCGCTGTACGAGATCACGACGCTAGCCCCTTATGAGCGGCCGATCTTCGCGGCTGAGCAGATGCCGCCCAATCTGGCGGAGATGTGGGCGCGGGGGAATATCGACCGGCATCCTTACGCGTTGGTCAATCCGCTGTTGAACCCGGTTGATGGCAGCATCGCCGCCGCCGGACCCGTAGGCAAGGTCGAGACGCCCCAAGTGCCGGCCACCTTGGCGGCAATGGTCGAGATGCTGAACGGCCTGTTTGCCGAGGACGACCAGAACCCGGAGGAGGTCAAGGCCAACACCAGCGCTGATGCCATGGACATCGCGGCGGCACGGGTAGACGCTAAGTCGGGCATCTTCCTCGACAACGACCGTCAGTCCACGCAGCGCGCGGGTGAGCTGTATCTGGCTATGGCGTGCGAGGTGTACGTGGAGCCGGGCCGCGTGGTCGAAACGATGACTGAGGACGGCGACGACGGGGAAGCCACGCTGCATGAGGATTACAGCGATGCGGGCGAACTGAAGGTTCGCAACAACTTCCAGCAAGGCCGCTACAAGGTGGTGGCGGACGTCGCCGAGACGACCACGACGCGCCGGGACCGGACGGTCAAGCAGATGCTGACCTATGCCGAAGTGTCGGTGGCAGCACAGGACATGGAAGGGGCGCAGGCGGCGCTGATTACGGCTGGCCTCAACATGGACGGCGAGGGCATCAACGACTTCCAGGATTGGCAGCGTGCACGTGCGCTCAAGCTGGGCCTGGTCAAGCCGAACGAGGACGAACAGCGTCAGGCCGAGGAAGAGGCGCAGGCGCAAGGGCCGGACGTACAGCAGCAACTGCTTGAAAAGCAGATGGAGAAGCTGGCAGCCGAGACACAGAAGGCGTTGACGGCGGCGGGTCTGGATCAGGCCAAGATCCAGCAGGTTATGGCGGATGCCAACCTCAAGGTGGCGCAGGCCGAAGCTGTTGGTGGTCCTGAGGCTGTACCGCAAGCGCCTAGCGGGCTGGACGCGGCGAACGATGACGCCAAGCGTGTGTCGGAATATGCCCGCGCCGATCTGCATTCCGCACAGGCCGAGAAGATCCGCTCCGAAATCCCGATGCAGCGCATCAAGACAGGGAGAGAGCTTGACTTGGCGGAGCGGGCGCAGGATCATGCGGAGAGGCAGGTGAACAATGGGTAAGAAAGTCACAGACGTTGCGGGTAATGTCACCATTAAAAATGGTGATGGCAGCGTGACCTACGCCACATGCAAAGCGTGGAAAGGTGGCCTGCTTCCTGTTATGAGAGAGAATGACAGGCTAATTCCTTATATTAGATAACCCCACACCCTGTGGGCATCAGTGACCGCCGACTGTGACGGGCGAGAGGAGTGAGAGATGTTTGACCAAATTCGTGGCGACCTCATCCGCGATGAGGCTCGCGATATTCGCATAGGTATTCGCAAAGACAGGCGGATGGAAGTAATCCCGCATATTGCCAACCTTTTGATCGCTGGGTGGCCTCTTAAGGAGGCCATCAAAGCTGGTGAAAGCATGGTGGAATTTGTGGAGGCCGCCAATGTCGACGCAGCCTGATCACATCGAAGAAGAGCAGGACGACATCCTCGATCTGGAAGAAGAGCAGATCATTGAGGATGACCCGGAAGAGCAGGCTGAACAGCCCGAAGAACCGGCAGAGGAAGAACCTTTCGTAGGCTTCGATGACGAACCCGAGCCGGCGGCTGACACCGAACTAATTCGGAAGCTGCGGGGGGAAATCCGCATCCGTGATCGTCGGATTGCTGAGATCACTAAAGCCGCCCCCGCCGAACCTGAAATCGTCGTAGGCGACCGCCCCAAACCGGCGGATTTCGACTATGACGATGACCGCTTTGACGAAGCGCTGGACGCCTGGGAAGCCCGCAAAGCCGCAAAGGCCAAGCAGGATGACAAGCGCACCCGTGCCGAGCAGAGCCAGCAGGAGCAGTGGACCAGAGTTACTGAGAACTATCATACGCAGAAAAAGGCGTTGAAGTTTGCAGACGTTCAGGAGGTTGAGGATCGTGTATTCAGTACGCTTTCCGGACCTGCTCAAGCCATGATCGCCAAGTATGCCGATAATCCAGCGATGTTCATCTACGCAGCCGGCAAATCCCCGGCCAAGCTAGGAGAACTCGCCCGTATGGATGGAGAAGGCGATTTCTTCGGCATCGTAAAGGCCGTCACCAAGATGGAGGCAATGTTGCAGAAGCCGCGCACTACCGCCCGCCCGCCCGCACCGGATACGCCCGTGCGTGGCAAGGTCATTGCCGCTGGTTCGGCTGACAAGATGCTAGATAAGCTGGAAAAGGAAGCCGAGCGCACCGGTGACCGCTCTAAGGTGATCGCGCACAAGGCCGCCATGAAGAAGGGTAACAACAAGTGACCGATACTCGTACGCTCCGCGCGCCTTCCGACGCCATCATGGCCCGTGAGGACCAGCAAAACGCTGGCGGTGTTCGCCATGTCCAGCGCGATACCGGCTTTGCCTATTACGACCAGGCTCCGCTGTCGGAATATCCGCGCATGATGTACCGCAAGACGGAGGTTGAGCAGGTGCAGGATAGTGCCGCCACGATCGAGGGGCTGAAGGACGAGCCTACGGTGATCAATCGCTATGAAGGCTTGCTGTGCGAGACGACCATCGCGCATGATGCCGACGAGGCGGAAGTGCTGTCCACCAACGGCTGGGATGTGTCGCCCAAGGCCGCTCATGGCGTGGAAGACGGGCTGATCAAGGCGACCAGTGCGAAGGATGCCGAGATTGCGGAACTGCGGGCGTTGCTGGCGGCTCAGTCGGGGGCCCCGGCGTCGGAAGAAGCGCCACGTCGCGGTCCGGGCCGTCCGCCGAAGGATACCGCCGGCCAAATTATCTAATTGATTTCGGTTGATGGCAAACCTGCCGGTGTAGAACCGCACTGGTGATTGATCCGTCCTCCCTAACCTCATCAGTCCGAAGTTTCATGTTGATGAGGCAATATGGGCGCACCCGGCCATCGTAATACACAGAGGGCAAGGGCGGAAGGTTCCCCTATTGCAACCCCCGGACGATTGTGGCATTTAATGCATTGCCATCAGCGTCCGGGGGGCTGTGATCCCTGAGTAGGCGAAATCGAGCTAGTCTCTTTTGACCTATTCAGGAGTTACCAATGCCCTCTAGCTTTCCCTACGTCGTACGTGCAGCCTTTGACGACCTCGTTGAGTCGTTCGAGGATCGCCTCGTCTACGCCAACCTCGCTACCAAGATCGACCTGGGTAGCGCGCAGGACCAGGTCTACACCCGTGACAAGGTGTGGATCCCGCAGCCGATGATCGGTTCGAGCTTCGATGGCTTTGACCAGACCAGCAATTTCGACGGCTTGACCCAAACCTGGGTGCCGGCGCAGGTCGGCTTCCACAAGTCGAGCCCGAAGCGCTTTTCCGCCAAGGAACTGCGCAACAAGATGGCGATCGACATGTACGCGGGCGAGGTCGGCACCAAGCTGGCGTCGGACGTGAACCGTGCTATCCGCAACCGCGTGGCGCTGGAAGGCTCGATCTTCACCAAGCGCACGGTGGCCCCGACCGGTTCGGCGGACCTGTTCGTCTCGATGGCGCAGATGACCGAAGTCGGCGTGCCGAGCGATGGCCGCGTTGCCATGGTCGGCATCCGCAACAGCATCGGTATGCTGTCGAACATCTCGGATCGCCAGACCATGGGCGATCTGTCGGTCGGCGCATACAAGGAAGGCCGCCTGTCGACCCGTATTGCGGGCTTTGAAGTCGGTGTGGACGATCAGCCGATCCGCCTTGCTCCGGCATCGGGTGGCGCGACCACCGTTAACGGTGCGAACCAGTATTGGGAGCCGGCGGCGACCACCACGGCACCGGACGGCACCGAGAACAACCGCGACAACCGCTACAGCAATCTGGTGGTGACGGCGGCGGCCATTGCGTCGGTCAAGCCGGGCGATGCCTTCACGATCGCGGGCGTTAACTCGGTGCACCTGATCAGCAAGCAGGACACGGGCCAGCTTCAGACGTTCCGTGTCATCTCGGTCAACACCGCGACCAACACGCTTCAGATCGCACCGGCAATGATTTCGAACGGCGGCAATACCATTGCCGGGCGTGAGTATCAGAACGTGTCGGCGACGCCTGCAAATGGTGCGGCGCTGACGTGGCTGAACACCACGCTGGCGGAGATTTCGCCGTTCTTCCTGCGGTCGGCCGTTGGGCTGTTGCCGGGCACGTTCGAAGTCGAGCCGGAAGATGGTTGGGACGTGATGCAGGCGACCACGCCGAAGCTGGGCCTGCGGATCATCTGCACCAAGCAGGGCGCGATCAACGATCTGTCCACCAAGATGCGCTGGGATATCGATTTCGGCACCGTCCTGACGCAGCCGCAGTTCGCGGGTGCCATGATGTTCAACCAGGCCTGACGGGAGCGTAACGACATGGCAAACCCCAAGAACCCCAGCGAAGAGAACCTGAAGGACAACGCGGCCGATGGCATCGCGCTGTCCGACGCGGAACTGGCCAAGGCTCGCAACGAAGGCTCCAAGGAAGATGTCAAGGACATCGCCAAGGATGTGCATCGGTCGCTGACCGATGGCAATCTGCCCGGTGAGCCGCCCTCGACGCAGTATCTGAGCGCCGAGGAAAGCCAGCCCTATGCGCACAATCTCGCGCTTGGTGTCGACGCTTTCGAAGATCTGATGTCCACCAAACCGGGCAAGGAGGATCTGAACAAGGGCCAGACCTCCATTCCGGATGAGAAGGTCTATGGCCTGCTTGCGCTGGAGCGCAATGGCCAGAACCGCACGCCTTACGTCAAGGCGATGATGAAGCGCCTGAAGCTGAAGGCGGACGAATTGCCTGGCGGTGGTCCGTCGTATACCAACGACCTGACCAGCATCAGCGATCTGTAACGCGTACCGGGGCGGCTTTAGGGTCGCCCCACTTTGTTTCGGGGGTAGGCCGTGACTGACTTGCAGCGCATTGGCAGTGATAACGGCGTAGGGTTGCCGGTGACATTGGCGGATGGGTCGCGGTACATCGTTCCGGCATTTGTGCTGGTGAATTTTGCCGGCGCGCCTGTCAGCGCGGGCTCTGGCGGTGTCGATCTGGATACCAACGGCGATATTGTGCCGACGTACAAGGCGCACACGTTCAACTACGACGGCGCGGGCAATCTTGTCGGGGATGTGGTAATGGACGGCGGCAACACTTGGACCCGCACCTATACCTACGTCAACGGGGTCCAGAAGACCGATAGCGGATGGGTGAAGTCCTGATGCCTATGGACACGTCAATTCAGCCGTTCCGTCGTGAGTTGACAGTAGCGCCTGTCATCATCCCGGTTGGCCCTGATCCGGTTGCTACGGTGGTGCCCCCTATGACTGGCAAGGGGGTCACCACGTTCCTGATGAACAATCCTAACCCGTTTTGGGTGTGGTATGCAGGTTGGACCGGGTCGGCTACCGACATGCCATCGGATTTGCGTGGCAAGGGTCATTATATCGGTCCAGGTGCCACGTATATCGGCCGCACGCAGATGCCGAACTTTATCGCGGCGCAGGGCGACGACGAGCCGGGCTTTATGGTGCGTGATCCGAATAATGGGACGTGGCTTTTTACCGGCATCCGCACGCGCTTAGTTATGATCTACGGGAGTGGGTCGTAATGGGAGCTAAAAACCCTACGCTGCCGCCCAAGGTGACGTGGGACACGCTTCCGGGCAAACCGACCGCGTTTCCACCATCAGCGCACACGCACGCTTGGGGCGACATTACCGGCAAGCCAACGACATTCCCCCCTAGCGCCCATACCCATCTTTGGGCGGATATAACGGATAGGCCAACTATTCCGGCGGCAACCCCGCTAGGCACGGCCACGCCGCAACCTCTGGGCACCGCTGCCTCTGGCACCTCCAGCAATGCCAGCCGCGAAGATCACGTCCATGCTATGCCCGCCGGCCGGCTGGTGTTGGTGGGCAATTATACGGTTGGCGAAAGCGGTCTAGTAACGCTGGCTCTGGCGGTTCGACGTTATCCAATCACAGCAACAGGGGTGGTTACGACAGACAAGATTGTGGCGGTTCTTAATGGCGTGCCGCAGAACGGTTCATTGCAAGACGTGTACGTCAGCGCCGCTAATACGCTGAACGTGGGCGCACTGGTGCCGACCTTGGGTGTTGCCACAACGGTTGCTATCCCGATTTCCGTCTATAAGGTGGTGTAATGACCGTCACCGCCCACATTCTCGTATCCGGCCGGCCTAAGCGCGACATCATCGAGCTGGCTTTCGATGATTGCGGACTGGCGGGGTATGAGTTCGATCGCACGCCGGAAGAGCAGTCCATGGCATTGCGCAAGCTCAACGCGCTGATGCTGGAAGAGCCGTGGGCGCAGCTAGGCTATTCACAACCGGCTTATGGCGTAGGTCAGGCGGATGGTAATTCGGGGCTGCCGGACTTCGCGATCAACACCGTAGCGCAGTATCTGGCGATGCGGATCGCGCCAGGCATCGGGGTGTCGCTGCCGCCTGAGTATAAGGCGACGGCGGCGCGCTCGCTGATGAACCTGCAATCACAGATCGCGACCATTCCTTGTGTGGAGTTTCCGGCGCGCACAGTGCGTGGCACAGGTCATCGCTCACTTGGCTGGGGCATCAACGCGCCTTACACCGGGTCTGACTGATGGTCGCGGTCCCGCTATTGCATGGCATCACAACGAACGAGGCGGCTGAGTTTCAGCTATCGCACCCGCTCAATCTAGAGCCCATAATCATTGATAGCGGCGTATCCAAAGGGCAATTGCGGCATACGGCCGGCACCGAAGATTTTGCCGCTGGTCCTGCGCCCATGCGCGCGGCTATCGTGTGGAACGACCTCTACTATGCGGTGATGGGCGAATGGCTGGTATCGGTGAATGCAGGCGGTGCGGTCCAGACCATTGGGTCAGTGGGAGGTGCGGGGACGGCCTCGCTGGATTATTCGTTCGATCGCCTTATTATCCGCAGCGGTACGGCGCTTTGGTACTACGATGGCAGCGCTCTGCGCCAAGTTACCGACACCGACTTGGGCGCAGTCGTCGATAGCCTGTGGGTAGACGGCTATACCGCGTTCACGGATGGCAAGTATCTTGGGGTTACCGAGATTAATGACCCTTTCGAAGTGAAGCCGCTGAAGTATGCCAGCGCGGAAGCTGACCCCGATCCCATCGTCGGTCTGATCAAGCTACGCGGTGAGGTATATGTGCTGGGCACGGACACGATACAGGTGTTCCAGAATGTCGGCGGGGCGCAGTTTCCGTTTCAAGTGGTCGAGGGGGCCACGATCCAGACGGGGTGCGTTGGCACGCAGGCCAAGACGTTGTTTGGTGAGACGTTCGCGTTCGTGGGGTCATCTCGCAGCGATGCGTTGGGCGTGCATGTCGCCGGATCTGCCACGTCCAGCAAGATCAGCACGCGCGTGGTGGATGATGCCTTGGCGCGCGTTGCCACGCCGTCCCAGATTGTGCTGGAAAAGCGCATCTCGCGCGACGAATTACGGTTGCTGGTGCACCTGCCGGAAGAGACGTGGGTGTTCCTCGCCAAGGCCACAGAGAAGGCCGGAGAGCCCATCTGGTATCGATGCCAGTCCGGTATCGGCAAAGCATATCGTATCCGTTGGGCGGTGTTCGCCTATAACCGGTTTCTTGTCGGTGATCTGACCAGCGGCGCGATCGGCTCGCTGCGTGATGTAGCGACGCGGCACTTCGGCGAGCCGGCGCAGTGGCAGTTTGACGTGGGCTTTGTCTATAACCAGGCGCGCGGTGCGATTATTGACCGTATCGAGCTGGTCGGCTTGCCAGGGCGAGGTGATGATAGCTTGGGCGCGGACGTGTTCATGTCTTATTCGCGCGATGGGGAGACATTTACGCCAGAGCGTGCGGTATCGGCCGGCAAGACTGGCGAGCGGTACAAGCGCGTACAGTGGCGACCTCATGCGCGAGTGCGGAATTACATGGGCGTGCGTTTCCGGGGCTATAGCGCCATGGCGGCCGGGTGGGCGGCTTGCGAGATGGGGGTAAGGGGGTTGAATGCCTAACGGTATCTCCTCCCTCCCCCGCGACATCCTATCCCACGCGCTTGGCGGCGATTTGCGTGCTATCAGGGCGTTCGAGGCCGAAGCTGCCATGAGCGAGGAAGCCGCCACGCGGTTGGCGTCCAATATCGACGCCACTGAAACGATCAACGACGCCACGGTCTTGGTGTTGTCGCCAAACGCCGCGTTCGCCAATGAGCGGGTGCTACAGGTCGGCGCTGGCATTAGCGCAAAGGACGATGGCTCCACGCTGACGCTTTTCGTCAACGATCAGGTGTCGCACGTCCTTGGCGGCTTTGTTCTCAACCTGACGGTAACCCAGGATACGCAGGTACAGGTGCCTTATCGGGGGCTTCTAGCCACGGCGGATCAGCCTGAGACGCTATTTCAGAAGACGTTGCAGGCCCCGATATTGTCGGGTGTTACCGAGTACGCCACGGAAGAAGCGGCGGTCGCTGCCAATCTTCCGGCGGGAACGGTGTACACTGTGCAAGGGTTCTTGAAACTGCGGCAAGGCTAGTGTAGCGTGCCGCGTATTGGCAGAACGCATAGCCTGCGCCAGGGCATATCTCGACATAGAGGTGCGTTCCAGTGGGTCTGTTTTCTGTAATCGGCGGGATCTTCGGCGGGGGTTCTCAGAAGAAAGCCAGCCAGAAGGCGATGCAGGCGCAAACCGATGCGCTGAACCGTGCGACCGACATCGGCAATCAGCAATTTCAGCAGACCCGTGCCGATTACATGCCTTATACTCAAGCGGGTACGGCGGCGATTGGGTCATATGGCAATCTGATCGGTGCCAATGGCGCGGATGCGCAGGGGCTGGCGGTTCAGGGCCTAAAGGCCGACCCGTTTTTCCAACAGAATTTGGATGACGCCACCACGGGGCTGCTGCAGTCTGCGTCTGCCACTGGTGGAGTGCGAGGCGGCAACACGGCGGGGGCCATCGGGCAGCTTAGCCCGGCGCTGCTGCAGAGCTATTACCAGAACGCCCTGTCCGGCTATGGCAATCTTGCTCAGCTTGGGCTTGGAGCCACGGGCTCGGTATCCAGCTTTGGCGCTGCCAATGCGCAGAACGCTGGGCAGAACGCTATCGGCATCGGTCAGGCACAGGCTGCGAACTACCTGACCAAGGGCGGCATCAACGCCGCCAACTGGAACAACATCGGCGGATTTCTCGACAGTGCGGCGGGAGCCGCCATGCCGGGCGGCGGTGGCGGATTTAGCTTGGGCAAGGCGCTGGGGAGTATCTTTTAAGTGCAACTGAGCGACTACGCACAGGCACTAGGGGCAGCGCAGCGGCTGGTGCCGTCGTTTCGCGACCAGCAGACGCAGGACTTGCAAAACCAGGGGCTGGCGCTGCGCAACCAGTCGGTGCAGCAGGAGATGGCGCTCCAGCAGCAGCAGCAAGCTGCCGCCGTGCAGGAGCAAGGTGCCTTTCAGACCGCGTTGACGGGTCTTGGCGAGAAGCCGACGCCTGACAAGCTATACCAGCTAGGACTGCGCTTCCCTAAGTTCGCACAGACCATCAACCAAGCCGCCAAGGCTGTGGGTGAGGACAAGCGCGCCGGTGTGGTGCGCCAGCTTGCTCCCATCCAGGCGCTGTTGCAAAACGGACAGACGGACCGCGCATTGGCAGAGGTCGAACGGCATATCGCGGCCGATCGTGCGGCGGGTATGGAGCCGGACGAAAACGACGTTGAGTTGCGCGATATGCTGGCCAGCAAAGATCCGGCGCAGATCAAGGCGGCAAACGGTATCGTCTACGGGCTGCTGGCGGCTGTTAACCCTGACACGGCGGCGGCGAATGTTCAGAAGCGCAATGAAAGCATCGGCGACGGCACTCGCAAGGGTCAGGTGGTCGGCCGTGCGATCGGGCATTATGACGATAATGGGCAGTGGGTCACGGATTACCGAGATCCTGAAACCGAATATCGTACTATCAAGAACGCAGACGGTTCGGAGTCCATCGTTCAAGTCAGCGGAGCGGAAGGAGGTGGTCAAGCATCTGGCGGTGGCGGGGCGACTGGTGGAAGCGGTGCGCCCCGCAGCGTCCGAAACAACAATCCCGGTAATCTGAAGGCCAGCGCCTTTACGCGCAAGCTGCCCGGTTTCGCCGGCGTCGACAGCGGCGGTTTTGCGATCTTCGACAGCCCGACCAGCGGCGCAGCGGCGCAAGGTGCGTTGCTGGAGTCGTATATCGATCGCGGCTACAATACGGTGGCAAAGATCGTCAATCGCTGGGCCCCGCCTAGCGATAACAACGATACGAACGCCTACATCCGTACCGTGGCGTCGACGCTTGGCGTGAAGCCGGGCGACGTGATCGGCAAGGACCGTATTGCACAGCTTCAGTCGATCATTTCCCGTGTTGAAGGTGGGCCGGGTTCGTCGTCTGGGGGGACGGGCAACGCTCCCGCTAGCAGCGGCGGTGGCGCAAAGGTGTTGTTCACGTCCAAGCCTGGTGCGCCCAATGAGGTGGATCAGGAGACGGTTAACTTCTACGCACAGAAGATTGCAGCTGGCGGCGACCTCCCGCAGCTTGGCTCCGGCAAAGAGTCGTCGCAGTGGCGTCGCGCTATCCTTCAGAAGGCGGCGCAGATCCAGAACGGGCGTGGTATCAGCGGCGGTGACAGCAACCTAGCTCAAGCTGATGTAAAGGCTAACCGCTCGGCACTGTTGCAGGCGCAGAAGCAATACACGGCCACGGTTGGCTTCGATGATACGTTTCAGCGCAACGTCAAGGAGGTGCTGCGGCTCGCTCCTCAGGGGGTTGGCGGCAGCTCGCCAATCTTCAACCGCTGGATACAGGCGGGGCGCAAAAACGTATCAGGCGATCCGGCTGTCTCGGCGTTTAACGTGGCGGTGAACACTGCTGCGAATGAATACGCCAAGCTGGCATCTGGCGCTTCTGGCGGCGCGGTCACGTCCGATAGCGCCCGCCATGAAGCCATGGAAATTCTCAACAATGCACAGACGTTGCCGCAGCTTCGTGCTGCTATTCGGCAAATGCAGATTGATGGGCATAATCGCGTAATTGCGCTGGATACGCAGCTTGACCGGTTGCGTGGCAACATCAGCGGCGCAGGTGGCGCAGCGGGACGGCAAACTCCCAAGACAGCGGCTCCCCAAGGCGGTAAGCTGATCGGTATGTACCAAGGCAGGCAGGTGTTCCAATTGCCCAACGGCAAGCGCGTGGTGGCCAAGTGATGGACGGCTTCGAAGAACTCCCGGCAGACGCACAGATCGATCCCATCCCGCAAGGCTATGAGGAGTTGCCGGCGGACGTGGCAATCGAGCCCGCGCAAGCCGCACCGATGGACCAGAAGGTTTACCGGCAGAAGCTGGCGGCTGCGATCAAGACTGGCCGCCGCGATGTGGTGGACTCGTTCTTGCGGTCACAGGGTGTAGACCCGGCACAAGCGCAAGGCATTGACGAAGCCATTGCCGCTGCCAAGCAGGGGCGTGACTTCGGCGTGCATGTCACCGATGGTGCGACGACTGCTAACGCCGCACCTGAGACGGCAGGACAAGCTCTTTATCGTGGTGTCGGCGACGTTGCCGCTGGCGTAGGCGATCTGCTCGGCATCGTGGCGAACCCGCTCAACGCTGGCATCAATTACGTTGCCGGAACGAACCTTAGCACGGATCTCGGTCAGACATTCCGCGACTGGACGGGCGCTCCCGAGGCCGTGACCGACCAAGAGCGCATCCTGAGCATGGCCGGTCGTGGCGGTGCGGCTGGTATTGCCGGGGCTGGCGCTGGTGCAGCTGTCGGGGCTGCCGCTGGTGGCCTGACGGGCTATGTCGCCCGACAGGTTGCCGCCGCTCCTGTGGTTGATCTGGTGTCAGGTGTCACTGGCGGCGGCGGTTCTGAGGTGGGTCAGCAATATGGCGGTACGGCTGGCGCTGTAGCGGGGGGGCTGGCAGGCGGACTAGCCGGCGCTACCGCTATTCAAAAGATCATCAGCCGATTGCCTGCCGAGTTGGCGCTGACTAGCCGTGGCACGCTGACGCCTGATGCGCATGAGTTGGCGTTGCGAGCGGGCGTGGACGAAGATGATCTGGCGCAATCATACGCGCGCGCTCGCACGGTACAGAATTCACCCGGTCGCCGTTCTCCGCAAGAGCGTCAAGCCGGACGCGAGGCTTTCCGCAATCGGCCTGCTGGCGAGAACGTGGCGCTACCTGAAAGCGGCCCAACAACGCCAGTGGCACCGCAAGACGTGCCGGATCTGGCGGGCCAGAACCAGCGGCTGGTCGATGCTATCTCTGAGCGTATTCCGGCAGGCCAAGCGGATGATGTAGCGCCCACTGTGCCTACCACGGCGCGCGAGCGGTATGACGAAGCGCAGTCCGAAGGCGTGCGGCTGAGCCGTGGCCAGGCGGAGCAGGATTTCGACGTTCAGAACGACGAAAATGCCTTGCGCGTTTCGGCTACTAAGGAAGGCGAACAGGCGCGCGGTTTCTTTCGTGACCAGCAAGAGCAGATCCAGGGCGCTATTACGCGGTTCCGGTCGGCATTCGGCACGGATGCAGGCAATGCGGCCGATCGGGGTGCACAGGTCAAGGAAGCGGTCAAGGCGCTACGTGACAACGGCCGCGAGGGCGTCAATCAGCTTTATCGCCAAGCCGAGGAATTGGGCGGTGAGGGGCTGAAGCTGGAGACTGCGGGCATTCGTGATGCGGCGACCGATGTGCTGATTGACGAAGCCGTACCGGAAGCCGTCAAGAAGTCGGTAGCGCAAGAACTGGCTCGTTATGGCATCATCGGCGAAGCTGGTCCGATCAACGAAGCGGGCATTACCCGCGTCACGTTGGACGACGGGTCGGCTGTGTCGTTCCGTGGGCCGGTCAAAGATCTTACCGCGTCGTCTGCGGATGCCATGCGCAAGGCCATCAATCGGCTGTATCTGAGCGATCCCACACGGGCATCTCAGGCTATCAAGCCCGCCATTGATGACGCGTTAGAAGCCGCTATCGAGAATGCAGCAACCCGCGAGGGTGGCATTGGTGATGCTTACCGTGTGGCACGCGATGCCCACCGCACGCAGCGGCAGACGTTCAACGCCAAGGACATTGTCGAGAACCTGATCGCGGTCAAAAAGGGCACGCAGACAGATGTGATGCTGCCGGAGCGGGCCATCGCACAGGTTGTCGGTGCCGGCAAGGAAGGCGTGACCAACCTTCGCCGCGTCAAGTCGCTGCTCTTGTCAAGCAACCACCCCACGTCACAAACGGCGTGGCGGGCAATCCAGCATCAGGGGCTGGCGGATATTTTCGATAAAGCTATCAGCCGCAACATCAATCATGGCGGTGGTCAGATTGGTGACGTGGTGTCGGGAGCAAAGCTGAACAGCGCTATTGAGACGTTCGGCGTCGATAAACTGCGTGAGCTGCTGGACGCGGAAGAGTTTAACGGACTGATGAAGCTGCGCCGCATCATCGGCACGGCTACCATTCCGATCAGTGGCACGACAAACCCCAGCGGCACGGCGACGAAGATCATCAACTATCTGCGACAGGGCACGCTGCGTTTTGCGGGCGCGATCCCTGGCGTCGGGGGCGCGGTGAACGCCTTTGCCGGGCTTGCTGCCAAGGGCAAAGAAATCGCAGCCACGCGGCGCACGCTGGAGGGCATCACGTCCTATGACGGTCGCGCGGAGACAAGCCGCCGCCTGGACGAACAAGCACGGGATTTCGTGCGTGAATATATCGACAGCGGGACGAGTGGCCGGCTGGTACCTACCGGTATCAACTTGACGCGCACCACGCCGCAGAACAGGAACGATCAATGACCCGCCTGACCAACCCCCTGCCCATCTTCTTGGATGCGGACGGCACGCTTCTGGATGGCGGTTATCTGTATGTAGGCGTTGCCAGCGCAGATCCGCAGTCGCAGCCTCTGCAAGTGTACTTTGACGCAGCCTATACTATTCCGGCGGCACAGCCGCTGCGTACTTTGGGCGGATCGATCGTCAATGGTGCGACACCGACGCAGGTGTTCCTGAAGGAAGCGGATTTTTCGCTGCGGGTGCTGGATGCGGATCGGCAGTTGCTGCGATATGATCCAACGTCATTCGCGGCAGAGGCGGATTACCAGCCGCTGGATGATGATCTGAGCGCAATCGCGGCGGGCGGCACAAGCGACTATGGGCGCGGGCTCCTTAACCTTCCAAACCAGGCTGCGCTTCGCAATGCTACGGGCATTCCCACTCCGCTACCTATCGCCGGAGGCGCTGTCACAGGCAATGTGACGCGGCAGGACGCTGGCGGCTTGGCCTACGCTGCCGCCGGAACATATCAAACCGTGCGCCTGTTTGGGCCAGAAAATACCACGGACCCGACGCAGCAGCCCGGCGATATCTGGTTCAAGCCGCGTGGCTGAGTTTCGCACATCTGGCGGTTTGGTTTCGTGCGACATGTTCATGCGCACGGCTGGGGGGCTTGTGCAGGTCGACCCTCAGTTTCGAACTAGCGGCGGGTTGGTCGATTGCGGCACAGCGCAAGGCGGCGGCGGTGGTGGAGGCGGTGGCGGTTCGTTTTCTGCTTCTGCATCTCCTAGTAGCGTCTACGGTTCGGTTGCCAGCAGTCGTATTGCTCGCGTCTCGACCAATGGTTCGACTGTCACGCCAACCGGTGGATCACCGCCATACGCTTACGCATGGGATAACCCCAGCGATTGGACGGTGAACAGCAGCGGCGGATATGCCAGTTTCAGCGCATTGGTCACGCCCGGCGATGAAAAGACCGAAACTTTTACATGCTCGGTTACAGACGCCAAGGGCGTGATGACAACGGCAAGCGTAATTGCTACGGTATCCAACTATTACAGCGGGGGTCCGCGCAGTGCCTAGATTTAGTGAACAAGTTGTCGACGACTCCGGTTATCGCCGCCCGGTAGAGGGTGCTTATGTCTATCTGATAGACGATGACGGGGCGTTGGTCGTGACCAGCAGCCCCAATCCCACCGTGACGGATAATTTCGGGCAATTCGAGTTTATTGCCAGCGACGGCGTTTACACCTTTTCGGTACGGCTTGGCGGGGTGGAAATCGGAAGGGGTGAAGCCTTCATTGGCAAGCCACCCCAGCTTGTCGGTCCGGCTGGACCGTCCAATAACACCCGGATTGATTTGGCTGCCTTGAAGGCCGCATCGATCGGCGACAAGACCAGTTTGTATGATGGCTCGGTGTGGACGTGGACCCCCGGCGACTTTTCTTCTACGCCAGCATCCCGGCTGGATAAGGATATCGTTGCATCCTCTTCCCGGCCTTTGACGAGCGGTGCGTGGGTACGCCCGCAGCGCTCTATCTATGCGGGTGATTTCGGGGTTCGCGGCGATCGTATCACCGATGATACAACGGCCCTGCAAAACGTCATCAGCATCGCCAAGGCGCTCGGCATCGGCATTGTGCGCACGGGTTATCTGCAAATGCGGACCACCGGGCCGATCATCTGCGACGGTGTTGGGCTGGTGTCCGATACGCAGGGGTTCGGCCCCGGCGATGCCGGGCTTTATCCGGAAGGTTCTGGCTATACCGCCGTCCGTCTGACCGGGTTCATCTCGGATTGGTGCCTTGGCATTTTTTCCAGCGCGCAACCGACGCTGGACGCAAACAACGTGGTCACGGCAGATCCTCGCCCTAATCTCTTGGGCGCACAGCTTTCCAACGCGCAGGATCAAGGCGTGCTTGCTTTGTCGCGCATCCGGTGGTTGCGGGTTGTTGGCCTGCGGCGTGGTGTGCTGATCAAGGGCATGTGGGATACCAGCGTCGATAAGCTGTCGATCGAATATTGCGGCGGCGATGGTGCAGATGATTACGCCCTCGACGTGCAGGACGGCGGCTTTACGGGGCAAACTACCAACGAAAATGTGCTGTCTTACGTGCAAGTCGAACACGCCATCCATCGCGCTATCCGGTTCAGCGCTAATCTGCTGTCGTGCCGCATCGGCAAGGTCCATAGCGAGCGCGCTTTTGCCATCGCTGGCGTGCAGACGTGGAGCTTCATGGGTGGCGGCTGTATCTATGACACGTTGCGGTTGAACGCGTCTGTTAACGGCAATCCTGGCGCACCCAAAGGCACGGCGATGCTCGGCGGATCTGGCACGCAGTTTCGCTCACCGTTGATCGAAGATGCTATTGGCTATTATGCTGTGCTGTCTGGTGGATCGATTACCATTGAACAGCCAGCCGGTATTTATGCACCCGCCGCCAATCAGAACGGCCGCGTTATTTTCCGTGGCGGCACGATCGAGGCCCGTGATGTCGATGGTTATGCAACCTTTGACAGCGTGCGACTGACCTCCCTGACCTGTGGGGCATCTGACGGTGCCAATCGCACCGTCGCAATCAACTGCCAGATTGACAGCCTGGCCAACACTTCCACCCAAGCAGCAATTGATCTGATCGGTTGCGCCGCTCGTATCAGCACACAAAACTTCCGCTCCATGCGTTTGCTGAGCGGCACAAGGCTAGACCCTGTTTCGGGCGGTGCCATCACCTTTGCCTATCAATATGTCTTGCTGGACGAAACGTCATCGATCAACGCAGCCTTGACGCTGGATTTTGCGGGCTTCGATTGGCGCGGTACGGTGTTCGGCCCTGTGACATTGGTGACGGCAGCACGGACGTTGGTCGGTGCGGATGCGCGCAATCTTGGCGCTGTGGGCGGATATGCGCCGCCAGCCGGCAATGAGTTCATCGGCGCACAAGGCAACGCCACACGAACGAAAAACCCTGGCTGGTCGCCCGGCGGTGTGCCGGGATGGCTGTACAATGCACCGGGCAATGTCTGGGTGCCCGAGCCTGTTGTCCCAACTCCTGCTGCTTAAGGACAAGACAGATGGAAGAGTTCAAGAAGCACCTGCAAGCCGCCATCGACACGGCCCCTGACATGCAGACCAAGGGCGATCTGATGAGGATGTTCTATGCGGTCACTGGCGAGAGGCCTAAAGTGTGATACAGTTTCCCATCCAAGAATGCGTGCTGGCGCTACCCAGCGAAGGAGAAAAGCAAGTGACGAAGGGCCACGGGCACGACAAGCCCAAGAAGCATGACGAAGATTGCACGCCGATCGAGGACGGCGGCTTCACCACGCAGGATGATAGCGGGGGTGGCAGCAACACCAACCCGCCCCCGCCGACGAAGCCCGATCCGAAGTAATGTGTAAGCTGGTCACCTTTGGCCTGCTGTGCGTCGCTGCCCTTGTGGTGGCGGCGCATTCGCGTGAGGACCGCGCGTTTGCCAAGGTGGCCGGCTTGACGGTGTTGGGCAATTGGACGTTGTTCGTGATGCCGTGGGTCTACAATCCGCTATCCATAGCGCATTTGCTGAAGGTCGCAGGGCTGCCGGTTGGCCACGAAGATGCGTGGGCGCTGACAGATTTAGCATCGATTTTTATCATAGGATACGCAGGGCGGCACGTCTGGTGGTCTCCCATCATCTGGTCGCTACATATGTCCATGTTGGCTATGCTTTCCGTTGCTTGGGCTAACAGCTTGGAATATATACAGTATAGCGCAGTCCTGGACGCTTGTTTGATCGTGCAGCTTGCGGTGTTGTTCCTTGTAGGGGGTGAAGGCTGTGCCGATCGTTTGTCTGATTGCTGGCGTGATATTCGTCGTATGGGCGGGCCTGCCGGCACAAGCACTAAGGCTTTTTCAGCGCGCGAGGCAGCGGAATGATTGAGCAGCATGACCTGAAGCACGTCTGGATTGCCATGTCGGCGATGGCGGGATCAATCACCGCCCTTGCCAACATGAAATACAAGGAGATGAGCTGGACGGATATCATGCTTACGGTTTTCGTCGGTTTCGCGTTCGCGGTTATTTTCGTACCCTATGCCGCCGCTGATTGGTTCGGCATTGATGAAAACAATCTTCGCGGCATTTGCGCCTCCGTCTATATCGGGGGCACAGCCTGGAACAGCCTCATGCCGCTCGTTATTCGCCGGTTCAAAAAGATGATCGAAGCAATCGGCGGGGAGGACAAGGCATGACCGTGTTCGATATCGCAAACGTGATCGGGCGTTCGATCCTGACGCTTCTGGTCATCTACAAGCTGGCGCAATTCCGGGAAATGGCCAACGTCATGGAGCGTGTTGGGCTGGGCATGATGGGTGCTGGATCATTCCTGACGCTACCGGTCATCATGTATAAGTATAACAACCCGTTTGAAGGCTGGTCGGTGTCCATCCTGACGTTCGGGGCCATCATGTTTCTTGTCGGCCGCACCTGGCGGGATAGACGGCACGCGATGGCCAACGAGAGGCAGGTTAAGCAGTCGCGGGAATATTTGGAGGGGAGGGGGCTGTTGTGAACAAGGCCGCTTTCTATAAGGTCGTGCGCGCGCGGTTGGGATCGCTTGAGCAGGGGCAAGTCAACGGCTTCGAGGCTGTCTTGGACGCCGTAGAGGGCGCTCCCCTCTCTCACCGCGCCTACATGCTGGCAACCGCTTGGCACGAAACAGCGAAGACCATGCAGCCTATGCGGGAGCTGGGCGGACGTGATTATTTCATGCGCATGTATGACGTAACGGGGCAGCGCCCACAATTGGCCATAGCCCATGGCAACACCACCCCCGGCGATGGCGCACGATACTATGGGCGCGGTTACGTTCAATTGACGTGGAAAGACAATTACGCGCGGGTAGGCCAAAAGATGTCGGTGGATCTTGTCACCTATCCTGACCTTGCACTGAATTCCGACCTTTCGGCGCAAATCATACGACGAGGTATGGACGAAGGCTGGTTCAGCGGCAAAAAGAACAGCGACTATTTACCGATGCAGGGAGTGGCCACCCGCAGCCAGTATATGGCAGCTCGCAAGATCATCAATGGTATTGATAGGGCTGATCTGGTAGAAGATTACGCACAGATTTTTGAGCGCGCCTTGCGTGATGCGGGCATTGTCTAAGGGGAAGCTGAAATGAACATCGGCAAGCTACTCAACGCCGCCATCAAGGCCATCAAGGCCAACCCTTCGCTGGTGGTCAGTGCTGTCACCGCCATCGCGCCGGTCGTGAAGGCCATCAAGACCGAAACCAAGAAGCCGGGGGTGTAAGGCCATGCGCAGGAACATCGTCACATTCGCGGAACCACAGCCGAATGATAACGCGCTGTTCCTGCTGGCTGACAAGCTGACTGGGGTCAATCAGCGGCTGGCGTTTGTGGAGTCGGAGCAGGCTCTGACGATCAGTGAATTGATCACCAAAATTGATCAGGTGCTGATCCTGCTGAACGGCGGGCAGTTGCCCACGTTGCTCAACACCACGATCACGTCTACGCTTTCCATCACGGCGGTTGCTGGTGCGCCCGCTTCGTTTGAGTTGCTTACCAACACCGCAGACGAGCAGGACGCACGTCTCGATCAGCTAGAGGCCGCCTGATATGTCTTTGCCGCCGAACATCACCAACGTCGCTGAATTCGTGGCCTACATGACGGCCCGCGATCAAAGTCGGGAAACACGGCTTGCTGCGCTGGAAGGCGGCACGGTTACACCGACGCCGACACCTGGCCCGACGCCCGCACCGTCCATCACCAGCCCCGCCGCTATCTCCAGCGACGGCACGCCGCAGGTCGGGGAACTGCTGACGGGCGTTGATCCGGTGGTGGCCTATGGCTCTGTCACGGCGCGGCGGTGGTTGCTCGGCACGACGACCCTGACGACGAACAAGACATACACTCCCACTGCGACTGGCGATCACCGCTATGTCACGGACATCACCGGCGATGATGGTTCGGCGCTTCAGAATAGCGCTACGATCACGGTGGCGGCGGCTACGGTGACTCCGACGCCTACTCCTACGCCCATCACGATCGCGCTTGCCGGGTCAAGCAGTCCTTATCGCTACGTCAACGATTTCGCCGGCACGGTGAACCCGAACGTTACGGTTTCGTCGGACGGTATCAATTACACCACGCTTACTGCCGGTCGTTTTGGCATGGACCTCGGCAATGCTCTGAATGCGGCAACCGGCCGTCCGGTCCGGTTCATCAGCGGCGGCATTCAGGGAACCACGCTCGCGACATGGGCTGGTGATACCTACGTCGATCGACAGCGTTTGACTACCGCCATGAAGGCAGCAGGAACGGTCGATTTCGTGCTGGTGCAGGTCGGGTTTAACGACGTGAACCAGGGCACCAACACGATCACGTATGCAGACCAGCTTGCGCGCTATCGCAAGTTGATCACTTTACTGCGCAGCGAAAGTGGGTTCACTAACCTTAAGGCCATCCTCAATCCGTCGCAGGATTCCCCATCTTACCCGGCTCAGATGGCATTGCAGCGTATGGCCGAAATGACGGTCGTCAACAACGACGCCAACGTCCTGATCGGTTTCAACGGGTTCGACCTTGCGACGTTCGACAACATCCACCAAACCACGGCTTCGGCGGGGGTCGCGGCGCAACGTTTCTACCCGCAAGCAATGGCGGTTCTCACTGGAAGCGCCCAAAAGCGCGGCCCGGCCGTACTGTCCACCACGCCGATCAGCCAGACGCAGACGCGCATCACCATCAAACATGGTGCTGGCACCGACTTCACGCCGACTTCTGGCATCTCCGGTTTTTCGGTATTCGACAGCGGTGGTGCGGCACTGGCGATCAGCGCTGCCGTTCGGGAGTCGGCAACGACGATCCTGCTGACCCATGCAAGCACCGGCGGAAATGCAGCGAGCGTCTACTATTCGCCTGACGCCGGCGCATCGGACGACACCACGCAGGTGCATGACAACAGCGCCCTGGCGCTGCCCATGGAGGCCAGTGCGCAGACGCTGGCGATTGCCGCGTCTGGCGGCACAGTAACGCCGCTGAGTGTGAGCGGCACGCCCGGCCCTGCAACCGTGGGGCAGAGCTACAGCTACGCGCCTACGGCAGCCGGTGGCAGCGGAACCAAGACTTGGTCCACGAGCGGCACGGCGCTGCCTGCTGGCCTGTCGATCAACTCAACAACTGGTTTGGTCAGCGGCACGCCGACGGCTGCCGGCACCGTCAGCGGTATCATCATCACGGTTACCGACACCTCCGGTTCCGCTAGTCAGACGGTATCGATCGCCGTTGCCGCAGCGGCGGCCGTTTCGCGTACCGCCAAGGTCGCATTCGGTCGCGAAACCACGAACATCCCTGCCTCGTTCAACAACTTCCTGGCGGGCACGTCGCAGGTTCAGAACAACAATCTTGGCATTTCGTTGAACCTCAACGATACATCCGGATCGGCAACCGGCTGGAAAATTACCACCACGTCTGCTTTCAACGCAGCGCAGGACAACAATGGCATTACCACCACCGGTGATACAGGCGTATATCCCAATTCTGTCAGCATCCGTAACTGGTACAACGGCAACGCCAACGCTGGCGATAACGGTGGTGTATCTACGCCGACCACGACCATGGACATCACCGGGCTTAACCCGGCAAAAACCTATGCTTTCAAGGTGGCGGCTTTCCGAGGCGCGGCGGACCGCAAGGTTATTGTTACCATCGGCACCACGTCTGTCACCTTCGATGCAGGCAGCAACAGCGCAGACGGCAACGTCGGCAACATTGCGGCCATGGCACCGGACAGCACCGGCAAGCTGACACTGACGTTCGCACGG